GGACATAAGCGTGCTACTAGACGCACTGGAGCATGCGACAGTCTCTCCCCCTCCCGATTGTGGGTGGGGGAGAGACGTATATGCGGGCCTGTCTGCCTTGCTGGAGGCACGTATCGAATGGTGACGGCGTGTCGGTCATGGTGACACGACGGTAAGCCTGTCATTATCTAACCTAACCCGGTTGCGGGGAGACGATGGGAGCCTTTCATGGTAGATGAAGAACAGTGGGTGACCGACCGGTTAGCCCGGAGAATGTATCTGCGTTACTGCCAGGAGCATGACCGACGCCCGTTCCGTAAGCAGTACGCGCCGCCGTGGGCGCGAGATTATGCAAACGTGGCGGTAGCCCTATTGGGGTACGACGATGAAGCTATCCGGCGGCTGGCCGATGGTAACGATCCGGTGGTGACGACATGATCACTGAGACTGTCATGTGCGATAAGCCCGGGTGCATGGTGGCGAGTCCCCTGCGCGGGTCGATGGTGCCGGATAAGTGGGTGACGTGTGATGGGCGGCATTACTGCTCCCGGGATTGCGCGATCCAGGCATGGTGGGAGGCTCCCGTTGCTGTTTCATAATATGGAACACGAGACTGCCGCGTGCTTGGGGATAGATACGGACTTGTTCTATCTGGAGCAGAACATGGAGGCGGCGGCGATGCACCGCAAGCTGGCCCCTATCTGCGGGTCATGCCCACTGCTGGAACGGTGCCGGGATCACGCTATCCGGCACGAGTTGTACGGGTATTGGGGCGGCATGTCCGCAAGTGACCGGCAGCAGATACGCCGCCGCATGGGAATCGTGATTACACGCCCTGAAACGCACCTATTAGCGGGCTAACTAACACTACGGTAGGTGGTTACCATGATCGAAAGTATTGTCTTAGCGGGCGTCCTAGCGGCTGGCCCGAATCTGCCCGATCCGATCCAGAAGGGCGAGAAATACCACCCGTCCCCTGTGTCCCTGTATCAAGGACGGGAGTACGTGAAACGGCACAACAAATACCGGGTGTGTGTGCGGGGGCGGGAGTCCAGCGACTACTACAACGCCGTGTCGAAACCCCCGAACACGTATCGGGGTGCGTATCAGTTCTCTAAAGCACTAAAGAACGGTGCCGCGTGGATGATGCAGGCGTCCATGAAACGGAACGGTGTGCCGCATAAGTCTGCGAAGCGGATACGTAAGCAGCTCCAGGCGCATCCGATGAACCAGTGGCACCCATATTGGCAGGACCGTGCGTTCTGGACGGTGTGGGATCACGGTGATGGTCGGTTCCATTGGAACCACACGATCCCGGGGACTGCATGTTTCCCCGAATGAGACGCAAACGGGTGCGGCAGCCGCACCCGTTGCCGTTCATGGCCTTGGAGGAACCAGGGCAAGCGGACTATCGGGGTGTCCCCACGTACGTGTGCCCGTGCGGGTGCGACTTGTTCCTCATGGCGGCGAAGTTTGATGAAACACAACTCCCGGCGTTCTACATCCTGGACGGGATGTGTGCATCGTGCGGGGCACTCGTGACCCTTCCGTGCCCAGCGGACGGGCCTGACCTTTTGGAGGCTAATGATGGTGTGTAAGTCCTGCCGTGTGGCGGGTGCGATGAATAACCGTGGACGTGACCAGCTGTCGAAAGACCGCCCCGACCTAGCGGCGCAGTCGTTCGATGCGGCACGTAACTATCACGACGACTGCCCCGGTTGTGACTGTCAGCATGTCGTGGGCGAACGGTTACATGACTGAATGTTTTTGGTGCGGCACCGAATATGACGGGACGTACTACCGATGGTTGTGCCCCACTTGCGGGGCGAAAGGTAATTGTTGCGAGGGAGAACCATGTCCGACGATATAGAACTCACCGGGTGGGTGGTGGCGAAAGCACCACTACACACAGCGGAGGATGTTCGTGCCTTGGCTGCGTGGCTGAACCGTTACAACGTCCCCAACTGCACGACACTGGAGCTAGATAAGCAGACAGTGTGGGTGGAACTCGTGGGGGAGAACAGTGTTGACGCGGAGTGGATTGAGTGCGAGGAACACATCCCCCCGGCGACGGCGTATGACGTGATCATCAGTACGCACGGTCACGGTGACCCGGCGGACGCCCCGTCCCGTCCCGCTAGGTTTGATTGGCCCAGCATCGACCGGTACAACGTTGAGGGGCGACCGGAGTGAGCCACGAGTGTGAGTATCTGGAGTGGCGGGGCCGTTACGTGTGCGAGACGTGCGGGCAGGAACGCAAACCGTGACTCACCGGTACCACGGTGGTTCACCACCGAGGCGTTCCACCATCTTGTCCAGCGCACGTTCTTCACGACGCCGCACCGTACGCTCCGACACTTCCAGCTGCGCGGCAACAATCTGTACCGCTAACCCACCGTCGGCATACAAGTCGATCAGTAGCGTCTTGTCTTTCGGTGGCAGCGAGTCGAAAGCGGAACGCACGTCCACGATCATCGCCAAGCGAGTGTTACCTTCCGACGGTCGGGACGGTGCCCGAGTCTCACCGGTGCGCACTTCACCACTCACCCAATCCTCCACATGGAAGATCGCCGGTAGGAGTTCCCGCAACACTTGCGGCGTGTAATACGCCAGGTCACCACGAGTGAGCTGTGATTGACGGCGACGCTCCCGTGCCACCACCGTCAAGCAGCGTTGGCGGCACGCGTTGCGGAGTTTGTTCTGCCCGTGCCGTCCCTCATCACGCCACTGCCGCACCTTGTCTAGGTGTTCCACGATCCACAGGTTCGCTTCCCCAACGAGGTCGTCCTTGTCAATGATCCCGCGCCCGGATTTCCATGCGCTCGTGGCACCCTGGCGGGCTAGTTTCAGTTCCGACTCGGTGATCGGTTCATCTACCACGACCAGCGTTCCCCTTCCACAACAAACGAACGGTTCTGGATCGGCACCGGCACGGGCGTGACCGTTTTCCCTTCCACGTACATCAACCCAAACCCCTGCTGCCAGTTCTTGAACTTCGCGTACCGCATACCCGGTGACTGAAAGTCAGCGAGAGTGCCGACCTCAAACCCAGTCAGCACCGTTGGTTTCTTGTCACCCAAGTACGTGTACGTGTGGTTCAGTAACCCTTGACGGTGCGAGTGACCGCACACAACTGATTTACCGGCCCGTTTGATAGCAAGATTTAGGGCGGTTTGCCCCGCCACCGACGACATGGAACCTTCGTCGCCGTGCATCAGTAACCATCCGGGGGCTGGCGACCACGGGTCTTGGTGATACGTGATACCCAGCTGATCAAACTTGTAGAAGGTTTGTAGTTTCATTTCCGGGATCGACTCAAACGCCGGTACCCGTGACAACGCCTGGAACCAGCGATCTAAGTGATTACTGCGGGTGATGTGCCGCACTTGCAGCATCCCCAACACTTCCACCACACGGTCCCGCTCTTTACCTAGGTCACCGTCGTACATGCTGCGCGTGTTCAAGGAGTAGCGGGAGATAGGTGCCAGATCGGACTCGTCGCCCACGGAGATAACGTCGTCGGGTTTGTATTCGTCAATAAACGACGCCACCGCATCCACGGCACGCTTATCCTCAAACGGTATTTGTAGGTCACTAATGATGACGATGCGTTTCACAGTCGCGCCTCCAGATCGTTCTTCCACCGGGACAACTGCACATCCAGAAACGTTAGATAGTTCACGGCGTCCGCCAGCTCGTCCCGCATCTCGTCAATCAACCGATGCAGACTCATGTCCTCAAACGCCTGCGAACCGCCACGGGAATACTCACGGTTACCGGTACCGATGATCCGCAACCGCGCATAGTTCGTGAACCGGCGTTGCGCCTCCGCTAACTGCTCGGTTGTGATCCCGTACCCGGGGTGCGGTGCCGGGGCAATGGGTATACCGCCAGCACTATCCGACCCGTCTCCCGGTCGTGACTTGCCACCCGTAACCCCAAGGAAGTCAGTGAGTGCAGGAGACTCACCCAATCCTGATACGTCATCATTCACAGCCCTACTCTCCTTCGGATACCGTCCGCGCCTTCCGCGAGGAACACGTCTGTCACATCCATGCCTTCCGGCATAGACACCACCACTGCAACGTCGATGTTCTGCGCGATGCGCTTACCCATATCCGAACCCGCCTGGTCCCCGTCGGTGAGAACAAACACTTTCCGATAATCCTGGAACGCCCGGTAGTACCAGTTCTTCCACTTGTTTGCGCCACTCAAACCAACAGCGGGCAAACCCACTTCACTGTTCACGATCATCGTGTCGAACTCGCCTTCACAAATAGCGATGTAGTCACTGTCGGCGGTGAACGCATTGACCCCGAACATCGTGTCGGTCGCACCAGGGCGAGACAGATACTTGGGGGAGTCGTCGTTGTTCATGGCACGGAACCGAATGTCCACAACACCGGTCGGTGTGACGTACGGGATAGCGATACGACCCTTGTATTGTTCGTCACCGATCATGGGGTTAGCGACGACGCCGAGACGGTACATATCGGCGGTTGCTTTCGTTATCCCTCGCGCCCGCAGGTATTCTTTCGCGGCGTCTAACTGGCTGTGATATGTCGCTGTTGCTTGTTCCAGTGATTTCCTCGCATCGACGGACAGCATCACGGAACTCAATCCCCTCATAGTGTTGGACGATGTTGATTGCGTCGCCGTGGAAGTCGCACGCCATGCACTTCACGTACCCACGTTCGCTGGATATGCGGCAGGACGCTTGCGAGTCGTCGTGTGCGCCGCATTTCACGGTCTGCCACGACCCTCGGGGTTTCGGCAGCTGCCACCCGTAATGTTGGAGGACGGTGAATATGTCGAAGCGGTAACTCATACCGCCTCCACGAGGCGCAGCAGATCCAGTAGCGTGTCCAGCGTCATCGTGACCCTGGCTTCACCGATCCCTTTCTGCCTGGTCTTCGTCACCACCACCGGCACCGTCGGCACCCCGTACTTCATTTCGTAGTTGCAGGACTCCACGTCGGCTTGCCGCAGGAACTCAGCCATGTCCTGCTTCTTCACGTTTTTCGCTTCCATCACAATCGCAACCTCGTTACGAACAGTGATGGACACGTCCCCAATGTCACGGTTCCCGGCGCGGGGGAGACGACGGGACCGCACGCCTGCCTCGTTGCAGTAGTTCTCAACGTCTGTCTCAAACTTCGTGCCCTTGACCTTGTTGTAGGTACTCACTCGTCCACCACCACCGGAATCCAATAGTTGCGAAGCTCACGAATAGGAACATTCACCACAAGGTCACGTTCACCCGTGTCACGGCGCGTAAACCAGTACGGCTCCAACCCCACAAGTTCCCGAACCGGCACCAGCAGCAACCCATCGATGTACCGCAACGCCACACGATGCGCCGCATCCGGGTGGTCTTTCCACATCGGCAACGATGCGAGCAGCATCAACTTGTTGTAGTTGAAAACACCACCGCCACCGACACGGGTGGACATGCTGCGATACCACTTCACTTCCAAGTCACCGATGTAATGCCCGTAAGAACCGTCCATCACCGTCATGTGGAAGTCGGTGGGGAAGAACCGGGGTGTCGGGTCGAACACCACGTCGCTACGCCAATGCGTCAGCAACGCATCCCGCACAAGGTTCTCCCGCTTACGGTCAGCGGTCGTCTGCCACACTGTCGCGCTCACTCAAAATCCTTCACGGTCATCGTGGCGGGGTAGTAGTACATGCGGAAGAAGTCACTGCCGGACGCGTCAGCTGGGCCGTAGCGGTTCTTCACCGCCGCCAACGCCATCACGCTCGGCTCCGGTGCAGCGATAGTCACCACCAGTGACGGGATTTGGCTGATCTTCCCGTGCAAAGCCGCCCTCGGGGGGCACGGGTTACCGGAATACGACTCGCTCGTGTGATGCAGCATCAAGAAAGCGGCACCCGTGTCCCGGGACCACCACTTCACTTCCCGCATCAAGTTACGCAGCGACGCGAACTCGTCCCCCGTGTCGTGCGTGATATCGACGGCGTTATCCACCACAACTAGATGGGGGTTGTCGCCTTGCATCAAACGGTACGTGGATACGGCGTCTTCTAAATCCGCAAGAGTGGGCGACGGGTCAAACATCCACTTGATGTGTGAGGCGTGGCTGCGGAGAACATCCGCCGCCCACTGCGGATCACGTTTGATGTGTTCTTCCACATCATGCTGCGACATGGTTGTGACCATGCTGATTGTGCGTAAAGCCATCGTGGACTCGTGCGAGTCCGCAGACACATACAACGTCGGTGCTTTCGACTGCACCGCTATCGCTAACGCCAGCGTGGACTTCCCGGCTCCAGGCTGACCGGCGATCATGGACACTTCGCCACGTCGAATCGTGATGCTGCGTTCCGCCCACGACTGGAACGGCACCGGCAGTGCGGTGCCGCCCCGGTCGATGGACGTGACAGCCCTATGCAGGGTGCGCATCGTTTCC